TTAGTTCGTAATGATTTACAGCGTGCGATTGCGATTGCGTTAGATTATTCTGCAATCAACGGAAGCGGTTCAAGTAATCAACCAACGGGCATTTTGAACACGGCAGGAATCGGTGATGTAGCAATGGGAACTGATGGAGGTGTTCCAACGCGTGCAAAATTGGTTGATTTGGTTTCAAAGTTAGCAACTGCAAACGCTGATATGGGTGCTTTGGCATTCCTAACAACGCCCGGTATTCGTGGAAAATTGCAGCAAACTTTGTTGGATGCAGGTTCGGGTCGCTTTGTTTGGGAAACGCCAAACGAACTTTTGGGTTACAACGCACAGGTTTCAACACAAGTGCCTTCCACTTTGACGAAAGGAAGTTCAAGCATTTGTCATGCAATTATTTACGCAAATTGGGAGGAATTGATGATTGCCCAATGGGGCGGAATTGACTTGTTGGTGGATCCGTACACGCTCGGAAATAAAGCAATGGTTCGGGTGATTGTGAACTCTTACTGGGATATTGCTTTACGTCATGCAACTTCTTTTGCAGCGATTAAAGATGCTTTAATATAGTATGAATAAGTAAAATATTGAAATCATTCCGTCAAAAAGTTGGCGGAATGATTTTATTAATAGAAAAAAGATGTTAGAAATTAAATGGCTAATTGCACATTCTAAATATGCGTATTCCGCAGGAAATATTTGTAAAATGGAAAAGGAAAAAGCGGAAATATTAATTAAAAGCGGACACGTTGAATTATTCAAACGACCGAAACCATTAAAAAAACAGAACGCAACTAAAAAATAAAGATGGATTTATTTCAAATCATATTAAGAAATTATAAGATTCAAGAGTATCGGCAGCGATTAACTTATAAAGTTACGACTGCTCCTGCTGCTGAACCTTTGACCTTGACAGAAGCGAAACTTCACCTTAAAATGGATGGGATTTCTGCGGATGATGATTTGATTACTTCTTTAATTATTGCGGCTCGCCAATATGCTGAAAACTATTGTAATCGTGGTTTTATTACGCAAACGATTACACAAGTTTATGATCGCTTTCCCGAATTTGAGGGCGTTTTGAGATTGGCAGTTTCGCCTTTGGTGTCGGTTACTTCGGTAGTTTACAAAGATGGAAACGGCGATGACCAAACTTGGGCAGGTGCAAATTACGTAGTTGATAATTATACGGAACCATGCGAAATCAGTTTGGCAAATAGTAAGATTTATCCAACGACTTTGACTCAAAAAAATACCGTTACGGTCATTTATCAGGTTGGCTACGGTAATGCGGCGGCTGTTCCAGTTGGGGTTAAGCAAGCTATGTTATTATTAATCGGACACTTTTACGTGAATCGGGAAGATACGGTAAGCGAAAAACGGACAGCAGCAGAAAGGCTATTAGGTTTTTATAGAGTAAAAAGATATTAGTATGAAAATCCTTATCAAACATAGTTGCGAATGTTCCGACAAACATTTTCAAATGCTTAAACAGTTATTTGAAAAATTCGGGTTTTGGGTGTTGGATAAGAATATTCAATGTATGAGTTCGGAGATTGCGGCAGAAGATAAGGCTTTGGTGGATTATGTGGTGGAGTTTAAGTATATGGCTTACATTCATAAGTACTTTATCAATGATTTCAAATTGTTCATGAAGAGCAAAATAGAAAGCATTTTCACGGAACGTGTTTTGTATTTTAATGACAATATGGGAATGGTTAATTGTGAGGAAATGATTGTCGTTGCTTACGATAAAGATTGGGAATACATTGATATTTTTCCGAGCGTTCATAATTCGATTTATATTGAGGGAGCTGTGGTTGCGGTTGAGGTAACTGATATTGAATTTGTTCAAAAACAGGGCGTTTTTCTGACGGAAGGATTCTCAAAACAAATGTTGGAAGATGGGAATTGGAATGTTTAGGGAACGGATTATTATCCAAACGGCAACGAATGCAACGAATGTCAACACGAGCGAGATTGAAACGGCTTGGGCGGATAGTGTCACGGTTTGGGCGGATAAGGAAGTGTTGAGCGGTTCGGAAAAGGAAAGTAAAGATGTAGTGACAGCGATTGATAAAACTAATTTTTTAGTTCGATACGGTCACGATGTAGATAATTCAACCAACTTTCGTATTAAATACAATTCAAAATATTACGATATTGAATCGGTTGAGGAAGTAGAATTTAGAACGATTTCAAGGCTGCGATGTGTGCAGCGTTCAAATATAACAAGTTAAATTATGACGTTATCAACTCAAGAACAAATTGATGTAATTGTCAAAAAGTTTGAAACTTTAAAATTCGTTTTTGGGGATGATAATTTTGAAAAAGTATTGGCGGAAGCTGCTGAACCTGCTCAAAGTGCAATGCGTGATGCTGCACCTAAAAGCGGTTATACGCACACAATGAAGGATGGCGGAGGTTCTTCAAAAAGGGTAAAGAGTGGAAACCTAAAAAGTTCGATTCAAGTGTTTAAATCAAAGAAAGCGAAGAAGTTTGTGTCGGCTTTGGTTGGGCCTGTAACTTCCAAAAATTCAAAGATTACGAGTTTGGTTGGTGGCCCAAAAGTTTCGAGGGCAAAACGTGCGTTTTATTGGCGGTTTAATTACTACGGTGCTTATAATGCTGCACCAAATCGCTTTATTGACAGTGCGAGAAGTGCAAGCGGAAACGCTGTATTATCAAAGCTAAAAAGCGGTGCGAGGAAATATTTAGATAAAGAGATTGCAAAAATATTCTGATGAGGTTTGATGTAGCGATAAATCATTTGATTAAAAATAACACGGACATTGCAGCAGCGATTACGGGCATCTATCCTGTAATCGTACCTGCAAATGTTTCGGCACAGGTGCTGCCTGTTTTGGTTTATAATCAAGTGAGTACGTCACCTGTGACAACTAAAGATTCATTTAACGACTATGATAGATCGCTTATTCAATTAAGTATTTTTTGTAAGTCTTTGGACAAATGTTTGGCGGTTGCAGAATTGATTCGGACGTTATTGGATAGATATTCGGGAACGATTGCAGTAGGTGATACAGGTTATGTTATTGATTTAATTCGCTTTCAGAATCAAGAGTTTGTTGGCTTTGATGAAGATAATAATGTCTTTATGATTGCTCAAGATTATTTGATTGCGATGGTTAATAATTTGACGTTTGTTTTTGGTGGTGCTATACCGTGCGGTTATCCGGATGCTGCTCGAACAAATACATTAATTAATATAGAAGATTTTCCGCTTTTGTGGATTGAAGGAAATAGTGGAGCAGGTTATTATGATGATTATAAAGCAGATGTTTTTGAGATTCAAGGAACGGGTTGTGTGTATGGTGGAGGTGCAAGTGATTACGCTGCAATTACAGCTATTTATATTACCTCAAAATCATTAACAACTAATTTTACAGCAAAGTTAATGAGTAAGTTTATTAATTTAGAACAATTAAGACTTGCAATAAACTCAATAGAAATATTAGATGTTTCAGGGAATCTAAATCTTTTTTACTTAAAATGTGATAGAAATGATTTAACTGAATTAAATACATCAAATAATCCTTTACTACATACAATTATTTGCAGAGCAAATAATATTACTAGTTTAGATTTGTCAAATAATCCTTTACTAACATATATTAACGCTGAAGTGAATGATTTAGATAATTTAGATATATCTAATAATCCGTTGTTAAATTTTTTAGTAATCAGAGGGAACAATTTAGATGATTTAGATATATCAAACAATCCGCTTTTAACTGTTTTAAGTGTTCTCCAAAACAATTTAACCGCAGCTGTTAATAGTCAATTATTGATTGATTTAGACATTCACGGATTAAGTAACGGTAATTTTACAAGTGATATAACAGGCGGGGGTTCACTAACATCAGAAGGTGCGGCAGCAAAATCAGCATTGCAGGGTAAAGGGTGGAACATTATTGGATTATAAAATAAAAGCAAAATGAAACTAACACGAGTAGAAGATTCAGATATATTTTATTTAGCAGGTGACGGGGTGAGGTGTGTCGGTGAGGTAC